GATAAAAAAGAGCTTAGTAACCCACCAAGAATTCAAGAGAAAGAATTCAAGGAGCCAGAGAGAATCTCACTCAGGACCCCTAATGGGCCAACTGGCCCTTTAAGGCCAATTTTGATGGTGCTCCAGTAGGAAATGAACGTCACGTCCTAGTAATTGACGAGGATGGAGTTATTTCGGGGTCCGCAGGTACAGTACTTGAAAGATTTGCTTTTGTTGATGATTCATCATCTGCAACTAATAGTGATGGATCTTCCAATTATGTTAAAGATGTAGTCAATAGAGGTTCTAACTGGGTACGTGTTGCTGGAGGACTAGATTCCGGAAGTTACGAATTAGCAGGCGGTGTCGACGCCAGTCCTTTATCATCCGATTTAGTAACAGCAGCCTCTGTATTTGAGGATAAAGATACTATTACGGTTGACTTCCTTATTGCACCAGGTGCAGGTACAACAGCAGCTAATGCTACCGTCACTGATGAATTGGTTCGCATTGCAACAAGTCGTAAAGATTGTGTTGTAGTAGCATCCCCTGCATCAGAGAATGTTATCAACAATGCTGATCCGGTAACTGCTACTACTACCGAAACAAATGCAATGGATTGGTCAAGCTACCTATTTGTTGATAACAACTGGTTAAAGGTATACGATAAGTATAATGATACTTACGCCTATATCCCAGCTGCCCCATCAACTGCGGGTATCATGGCTGCTTCAGACAATGAAAATGCGCCTTGGTTCTCACCAGCAGGTGTACGGAGAGGCCAATACTTTGGTGTAACAAACCTGGCCTATACTCCAACAAAAACCCAAAGAGATACTCTCTATAAGGCTGGAGTTAACCCCATTGCAAATCTACCCGGACAGGGTATTTTATTGTATGGTGATAAAACACATATGAATAGACCTTCAGCATTTGATCGAATCAATGTACGTAGGTTATTTGTGGTTGTTGAAAGAGCTATTTCTCTGGCAGCGCGCAGTACTCTCTTTGAACTAAATGACGAGTTTACTCGAGCTGAATTTGTTAATATTGTGGAACCCTTCCTGCGAGAAGTAAAGGGTCGCCGCGGTATAACCGATTTTAGGGTTGTATGTGACGAAACAAACAACACACCAAACGTTATTGATAGGAATGAATTTATTGCTAATATCTTCATTAAGCCTGCACGTTCTATCAACTACATAACCCTTAATTTTGTTGCAGTAAGAACCGGTGTTGACTTCGAAGAAGTCGCTGGGCTTTCGGTATAAGGGGGGTATAGCAAATGGCAGTTTTAGGCGTAGATGACTTTAAAGCAAAACTCCGTGGTGGTGGTGCTCGTCCTAATCTATTTAAGGCGACAATTAACTTTCCGGGATATGCTAATGGTGATGTAGAATTAACATCATTCTTGTGTGAGGCGGCTCAATTGCCGGCTTCTACAACTGGTACTATTATTATTCCTTTTCGTGGTCGACAAGTAAAGTTTAATGGGGATCGAGTGTTTGACACATGGACTCCTACCATTATAAACGATACTGACTTTAATGTCCGTAATGCAATGGAACGTTGGATGGATGGTATGAATGCACATAGTGCTAATACTGGACTTACCAATCCCGTTGATTACGAGGCAGACTTAGTTGTTGATCAACTTGGTAAAGATGGCGCTGTTCTAAAGACCTACAACTTTAGAGGGTGTTTTCCTACTACATTAAGTGCAATTGATCTTTCATATGGTCTTGAAAATGATATTGAACGATTCCAAGTTGAGTTCCAGGTACAATACTGGGAATCAGCAACTACTTCTTAATGGATAAATAAATACATTGGAGAGCCTTCGGGCTCTCCTTAACTTAATTGCGAGAACCAGTATGGCAGAGACTGAAGGCATTAAATTATTTGGATTTGAAATTAAGCGGTCGAAAGCTCGGCAGGCCGAAAAGATGCAATCCGTTGTACCACCTGTTGATCCTGATGGCGCCGGATATGTTACGGCCGCGGGATCACATTACGGCACCTATGTAAAT